TTACCAACGGTGAGGTTGGCGCCGGGTCCAACGCCCTTGGCAGAAAAAATATTGATGACCACAACACCAATAACGCTGTTGCTGCTGCCGGTTGTGCTGCCCATCGTTAGAAAGCTGTTATTCCCAAACGAGGTCAGGCACTGAACCCAAGTGCCATTGTTAGGCGGGCTGTAAGCCTGATTATGGAAAACCACCGAAATTGCCGGCGATAAAGCCAGCTCAGTTGCCAGACGGCCTTCAATCGTGGAGCGAATTGTGTTGAGGTTGACGGCGGCCATTAGTCCTGCCTCCCAATGGAATCAGCTAATTGTCGCGCTCTAGCCGTCATCTGTCTTGCGACAATGTCTAGCCAACCGGCAGGTGCTTGCTTCGAACGTCCGTCGGCAAGTTCTTGGCCGTAACTGATGTTGTTGTGAACGTGATAGGTATTTTTGATTTTTTCTTGCCCAAAGGAATAATTGAGGCCAATACCGGGACCGGGAGCAGGCGTTGCCGGCGGTTGTGCTTTTCCACGATTTGCTCCGGTTGCAGGTTGCTGTTCACCCGCGTCATAATTGCCAGTTGCGTTTTCGCCGATAATCCAGCTAGCGCGGAAGCGCCCTGTATCCACGGGGCTACGGGCTTTCAGTTCGGCGTCAGTTTCAAAAACAACCACGCGCATCAGTTGATTCAGCTTTTCCTCGCTGTAATCACCGATTTGATCGAGCCTGATGCGCCTAGCCATCGTTAAGCCCTCAGGAACAGTTCAACCGCAATGGCGGTGTTGTCTTGTTCGATGACGTTGATTTTTACAATCTGATGCACGACGCTGCTGATGACGACACGATCAGAAAGGCTAGGTGTAATCGTCAGATCAGATGCGGCAATGATCAGTTTTTTATCTTGCTCGTGAACCAATTCGTTTAATTCTTGCTTGCGAACGGCGTCAACAACACCTTTGATGGTCGTGTTGGTTTCGGTTTCGGTGATCGCTCCGGTCGTCGTGTTGTACGCACCGCCGCTGACTTGGCGATAGGTCACGTCCCCGCCAAAACGGTTAATGACCTTGCTGGCAGTTTTACGAAGCGAAGTTGCAAGTGCCATCAGAGCTTGTAGGCAACGCAGTGGCCGTTCTGCAGTTTGATGCTGGTAAACACCCCATATAACGTCGTGGCCGAACTCATGGACTCACCAGACAAAGTGGAGCCGTCCCAGTTTTGGGCAACGATTGTGTCAATTTGGGTGTTTGTCGTGAAATGAATTGCTGCCCAGCGGCCAGTGCGCGTCGTGGTATCGCTGACAAAGGTTGCGCCCTTGGCGTAGTCAATACCGAGAACGTTGGAGTCGCTCATCATCAGATTTTGTAGGCGATGACTTTGCCGCTAGCCAGCGTCACGCTGGTAAACACGCCCTCAATTTGATCACCCTTGCCCAAAGGAACGGAGCTAAAGGTATTGCCGCTGGCGTTTTGGATCGTTGCAGTGCTGATCACGGCGTCGGCTACGGCATACAGCTTCCAGAACCGACCTGTATGGGCCGCAGTGTCGCTGATGTATTCAAAGCCAATGTTGTAGGCGTCGTTGTCGGCCATGGTCAGCTACGGCGAATGGCAAAGTTGCCCGGTCCACTGATTCTAAGTCCAGTCAAATACCTTTCATAGATCGGCGGGAGGCGATCAGCACCGGTAGCCGATGCACTAGCACCAGCATTAACCACGCTCAGGCTGCCGATGGTGACGGACTTGTAGTCCTCCATCCCGCTCAAGCCCATCCCATCTTTGTTGTTGTTCAGATAGGTGGCCAGCACGCACTGAGCTTTTTTGATCTGATCGGGAATTTCCGTGTCGGTGTAATAGTCCGTGGTGATGCGGAACGGGAAGCCGACGGCGTAGGTGTTGATATAGGTGTCGGGCTTGCGAACACCAGTACGCGGCCATTGCAGGGCTTGGGTGTCGGTAGCGCGTGCCCCAAGGAACCGTTCACGATCTAGACGTTGGGTTGCCGTATACAGCGCTCGATTTTTTTGATCCGTCGTGGCAGTAGCCCAAGCCGTTACGTCGTCGTCTTGAACGAAACCTTCAATGATCAGTTCCGCTGCTGCCAGCGTCAGGTAGGAGTTGGCGTTTGCGCCGCCCACCGTTGCGTCGATTGTTATTGCCATCGGTAGACAGCGGCAGTTCTTCTGTTACTTCAAGTTTAGGCGTGGGCTCTGCAATAGAAGAAGAGGCCCCAGCCGAAGCCAGAGCCTCCATTTCACGCAGTCGCCGGAAGGCGAACAAACCCATCAGACGCGCTTGAGCAGAACGCTCAGGATCACGCCGGCCAAGGTGGTGGTGGTGCCGGTCACGTCAAGCGACAGGCGATCGCCGGCCTCAAGGGTGAGGTTGGCAGTGGTGCTGGTCAGTTCACCAGAATCGGCAGCATCGAACTTCTGCTCAGTGAGAGCAGTGCCTTTGAAGTCGATTTTGGTGGAACCCAGCAGGTCATCACCGGCGGTAGCGGCTTCGGTGCCTTGGCAACGACGAATCGTGCCGGACACGGCGCTTGCATCGTTACCAGCAGTGGCGTGCACCTCACGGATGCTGACCACTTCGCACTTCACCGGAGCGGTAAAGAACTGCACATCAGCCACAGAAGAGGCGATGTAGTGGTTAGCAACGATGTACTGCTCAGAAGACAGTTCAAACTGGGAAGGTTGGGCCATGGTTAGTTCCTCCTATCAATCGAAGTTGGAGGTGATGGTGGCACGCACGATTCCAATGTTCTTGGTTTCGTACACCTTGCTCCAGTTGCCAACGGTGGCGAGCTGAGCACGGGTGGGGTTCGTGGTAGTCACTCCCCACTTGGCACCAACAGGGTGGTAGATGTAGTGCATGTCAAGCGACATGGCATCCGACTTGGCGAGGATGTCGCGGTCGGTTTCAGTCCGCATGGCAGCCTGCTCACCGGAGGCGATAGCGCCAGCAGTGAAGAAATAGCAGGCGTAGTTGCCGGCGCTGTTGCTGATGTCGTCGGACACGATCACGCGCAGACCCATGTAGGTCGGAACGCTCACGTCGCCGTACGAAGCAGCCACAGAACCGCCAATGGCGTTGATGGTGCTAGCGCCGGTAGCGGGGGTGCTCAGACGGGCTTCCGTGTTGGTCACGTAGTCAATCGCCTTGCGCTCCACGAGGTCGTAGTAGCAAGCCGAGTGCATGGCCACAGCGGTCAGCTTGTCGCCTTGATCGCCCAGAATTGCGCGGGCCTTAGCCACCTGACGGGGACCGAGGGCAGTTGCGCCGCTGGTGTCAAAACGCAGAGCGTCAAAGGCAGGGGAGTCAGAGCCGGTGAGGCTACCGAACACACCTTCAAGGCACTTGTAGAGGTCAGCCTGCTGCTGGTTAGCAACGTACTCACCAACTTTGGCGCCAATGGCGGCCATGGGGTCAGAACCGGCAGCCAGAGCAGCCAGATCGCGGGCCTCAAAGGCACGGCCACGGTGCAGGATCACGCCGATTTGCTTGTCAGCACTGATCTTGCCGGGGGTCAGGCTGGTGGAGTCGGTAAGGACTTCCAGATCGCCGGACAGGTTGGCCTTCCAGAAAGGCACGTTAACAAAGTCACCACCCTCGGTTGCATTCAGTTCCGCCATGGGCTGCACAACGCCGCTGGCAAGAAACTGGTTCCGCTGAGTCGATTGCTCGATCACATACGGAGTAAAAATCTCGGGGATGATGACATCAGAGCGAAGGGTCGCCATGATGAATCCTCAGGGAATTTGTTGGTTGCGGGCGTAACCCAATGACGGAGTGGCGTAACCAATCGCGTCTAGCAGTTACATATTAAGCATTGTTTGCCGTTGCCTTCAAGCGTTCGTACAGATCGCGGTCAGTTCGGTAAAGGCGTGATTGCTCGGTCAGGTTGAAATATTCCCGCGTGAACGGGTTTTTGGTGCCTGCCGGAACATCAGACGACACGGGCTTGGTGCCAACGGGAGCCCCAGAACCCTTGACGTTCGGAGCCCTGAACAGGTAACCGCGCTCAGCCTTCAGGCGTTCAACCCATTGATCCATGGGCACTTCGTTGTAGCCATCAACGGCCACGGGGTTACCGCTTTCGTCCAGCTTCAGTTGATCGCGGACCAGACGAAGGGCATCGTGCGGGTTGTGAGCGCCCTGTTCGGCAAGGATGGCAACAACGCGATTATCAAGTTGATTGACGGTGAGCTTTGATTCAAGCTCTGCAATCCGCTTTTTGTAATCCTCTTCGCGTACTTGAAACTGTTGGGCGTACTGCTTCAGAGCTTCGTCGTACTTACCCTTTGATTCCAGTTCCTCCTGTTCCTTTTGACGCTTGAACTCCAGTAGTTCTTTAACGTCAACACCATCGGGAATAGCGACGGTCTTTTCCTTTTGTTCCTTAAGCTTGCCGATCAGTTCAAAGTTTTTACGCTCTAAACCTTCAATGCTGCGCTTGAGTGCTTCAAATTCATCAGCGTTTGCAGTGGGCGTAGCTTCCTGCAGTTGTTCGTCAGACATTGTGACCCGTAGGGTTTACCGCCAAAGTGTATAGGTAAGCCAGCCAAAAGGCACGTCATGTCACGGCGGGAATGGAACACGCCAGTTCGTGAGCCTTGGTGCCCAGTGATTTATTGGCTGCTCAAGGCGATTGACCTACATACCCAGCGGTATCTGGAGACTGGGGAGCGGTGGCATGTTGACGCGGCCAATGACCTGCGCCGTTACGTCTCAGAGCTAAAGGATCGAATCCACCGCGACGAAGGTCGGTAGATCACCATTTTTCCTTGTCAGCCCAGTAAGCCGCTGACATTTTGCCCTTGGCGATGTTGGCCGCATGGCGTGCCTTGAATGATGCCCTTCTGGCCTTGTCTGCTGCTGACTCTCCTTTTTGCGCTGGTGAGCCTGACACGCCCTGTTGACCGAACCTGATTAAACGGATTTTTTCACCCTCTTTCGCCAAAACCGCATGAGATTTGGTCGGGTGGCTTGGCGTGCGCTTCGGCTTGTTGTAGCCGTCGAACTTTTCGCCTCGGTATTCAATCGCCATCTTCCCCATCATCCGTGCAGGTAATCACCTCAACGCCCTCGGCCAGTCTGCCCATCAATGCGCCGAGAATTTCTGGGTTGTTGGGCGTCGGAAAAATAAACCGGCCTTCAATCATGCCGTCAGCACACTTGAGGTAAGTGCAACTGCCTTCCCAGATTCTGCCGTTCATTTCCGTTTCGGCGCTTCTTTTAATTCTGACCGTTTCTTCAACACCGGATTACCGGTTGATTCCGATTCAATCCGCAACACGGGGTCTTCGTCGGTGCCAACACGGGTGACGGTGCCGCCAGATGGGCCGGTGATGCTGGCACGACGCCCAGCCTTGCCCGTGACGACGCCATAGGTCGTGGTGCCTTGATAAACCCAGCTAACGCGGGAGCCGATGCCAATAGCCATCACTTTTTACCTTTGGGTTTACGTGCCTTGCCGGCTTCGCTCAGTGCAATGGCGATGGCCTGTTTACGGCTTTTGACGACCGGACCTTTGCCGGGACCTTGTTTGCCGCTTTTCAGTGTTCCGGCCTTGTACTCGCTCATCACCTTGCCGATCTTCTTTTCGGCTTTGGTCGGTTTCTTGGCCATGGGGCAACGGCAAGTGATCCAACTTTAGGCCGGACTTATCCACCCAGCCAATGCTGTCGTCGTCCAACTTTTGCAGTCTGGCTTCAATGACCGCTTCGCCGTGCTCAACCTCCACCCAATCGGAATAAACGCGACCGTCTAGGTAATACCTAATCTTTGGGAGGTCCATACAGCCGCTGCAACTGAGCCAGCGTAACCTCGCCGCCATCTTCACGCACCATTCGCGCCAATGCCTCCTGCGGGCCGTACTTTTTAGACAGCTTGTTGAAATAAGGTACGCGGCTTTTACCCAAGGTCTCTTCTCTAACTTTTGCGTTTTTAGGATCAGCCAGCCATTCGCCAAAAGTCACGTTGCCTTTTACTTGGCCTGTTGAACTGGCGCGAACGGATGGACCTGTACCCCAATCCGGCGGCGGAATGCCCAAGCCCCTGTAATCAATGATCGGGATTGTTGTTGACCGGCAGTTGAAATGAACAGGCGGAACAGGCCCCTTGCCGTAAACATATTCCTTGCCATCAAGACTCCGGCAAATTGCTGAGGTCCGGCTATCTAATGTGGCAACGTACCTGTACTTTTTGGTTATATCGTCGTTTGCTCGGTAGACCTGTTCACTGGCGGCATTAGCAACCTGTTGAACGCTCGTGCGAACGACGGTCAGAATCTGATGGTCAGCCATTCGGGTCAGTTCACCACCGGCTAGGGCTTGCTGTCGTGCGGTCTTGGCCAGATCACCAAATTCAAGGTTGCCGACAAGGCGATTGGCAATTTGCGCGGTCGGTTCGCCGGTAAGGATTCCAGTCCTGACAATGGCGTTGAACTTCTGCGCCTGTGATTCGGCTAGGCCGCGAAATGCCTTTTCGACTACCTCACCATTGGGCAGCGTGATCGCAGCGCCTTGGCCAGCGGTCAAGTTAAAGCCACCGGTGCCGGGCAGGGTGAAGTTCAAATCAGTGGGGTCGATGGATGCAACGCTGGCGGCAAAGTTCGGTGCAACCTCAACGGTATTGATCTGGGCTAAGGCATTGACCTGTGACGGCAGCAGTTCGCGCTGATCAACAATTCCGCCACTTACGGCCAGCCTGATTTGTTCGGTGACAAATTCACTTTGCAGCTCCGCCAAACCCTGCAGTTCAGTGGCGACATATCCTGTACTGCGACCCGCCCATCCGTCCAAGGATTCCTTGAGCTGGGCAAGGATCACGCGGAGCCGTTGGGCTTGAACCGAGGCGGGGCTAACAATGCCTGCACCGGCAGTAGCTTGGCCAAAGTTGATACGGCGTAAGTCATCAACCGCGCTCAGCACTATGTCGTTGTAATCGCGGACAATCTGTTTGGCGACGGCATTGCCGAAGCGGTTTAGATCAATGGCGTTGCGGTAGATATTGGCAACAGGATCTTTGCGGTTAATACGCCGCTTGAATTGCTCAACGTTGAGCAGGCGAGGTGTAACGCCTGATTGGGTCATTACTCAGGCATCACGACGGGTTCTTCGTTGTCTTCCTGCATCATCTCTTCGCTGGTGATGTCTTCACTGCCAAGGTTTTCAGGACCACCCATTTCAATCAACCCACCAGATTGAGTTGCCTCCAGTTCTTCCTCAACGTCAAAATCGTCGCCCAGCACTTCGCCTTCAGCCAGTTGATCCAACAGCGTTTTCTGGCTAATCACGCCAGCGGTGTAGGTCTGCAGCAGAGCAAGAATTTCGGCGGGCTCCATTCGTGCGGCGATGAAGTCGCGATTAACAAAGCTGCTCCCTGATTGCGGCAGGCCAAGGTAATCGGCGTGATACC